CTTGGTGCTATTGTAACTGGCATCTTGTTTGTTGTTTGTCTTGGCTTGATTATTTTAACAAAAGCATTTTTTACGGGTTGATCAATGGATTCTGTAAGTCGAAGAAGAGCGTCACGCAATAGAAGTCTAACTCAGTACGAACTAGCTCAGTTACGCCAAGAGGCTATGGAAAACTTAGTCAGGGACACAAGACAGACGGCGAGTGATATTTATCAGGGTGTCGGTAACTTTGCTTCTTTCTTAAAAGAAAATCCAAAATCAGGAGCGTTACTAGCCGGAATGTTTGCTCCGGGAGCCGCGACTGTTGAAGCTTCTGGTCTATATCCAGATCCCATGAATCCAGAAGTTAACCTACCAAGTCTAGCGGCACTAGCTTTGCCCGGCGAAGAACAAAACTTACTTGATGCGGGGCTCTTGGGTTTTGGTCTTGCGGGTGATGCGATACAAGGAATTACTGCTGGTATACCTGGTGTCAATATAGCGGGTATGCTTATCGGTGGTATTTTAAAAGCACCAAGCAAGCTCGATGATATTGCTGGTCTTTACAAACAAGCCCGTGAGTTGGATCCTTTGTACGATAAGTATAAAGCGGCGCAAGAAAAGATGGTGGGTTTCAAGGCAAGAAGTGCAACACCCGAACAACTAGAAGCGTTAGAGTTTATAAATGATTTTGAAAAACGAGCAAAGGCAGGTGAGAAAGACTACGCTTTTGCATACTCTACAGACAAGGAAATTAAAGCAGCAGAAAAAGACTTAGAAAAACAGGAACAACTGAAAGCAGAGGCTTCTCTTGATGAAATTCCTGTCGAGGCGTTACAGAAGGCAAGTGACAAGACTTTTATGATAGGAAGGGGTAGTCTCGCTGGGAAACTATCAAATCAAGAAGGGGCGTTTGTTAGTGTTGACGAGTTGCCTCAGTTTAGCGAACTTTTTGGTGGTGTTTTAAACACGGATGACATACTTGGCGGATCTCTTGTGAGTCGAGAGCAAATACCTAATATTAACAAAGGAAAAGTAGAGGGTATTCGGGGTCGTCCGTTGGTTGATCCTGATAATAAAGTGACGGATATTGCGGGTCCTTCTAGAGCAGAACCTGTCTTGTACTATACGAATACAGGTAAAGTTCTTTACAACGACGGTCTAATCAACAACGTATTTACACAAAAGATAAAAGGCGAAGACATCATTGTTGATTCTTTACCAGCGTCTACGGTGGCTGCAAGACTTGTCGGCAACGGGCAGAATCCAATGGTAAGAAAATATGCGCCCATAACAAAAAACGATGCGGAACTTCACGGGTTGGTTCCCTTCCTAGAGGCAAAAGGCGATGAGCCTGTGACAATTGCTGATTTAAGAAATGTCTACGAACAGAACAAGATAGAAATCAGATACACACCAATAGAAACTGAAACAACGGGTAAGCTTAACAGTTCTTCTCTTGGTCGTTATGGACAACATTTCACACCCCAACCAGGTCAAGACATTGCTGAACTCAACGCTCTTCGTGCAGGGGATAACATACCTTTGATCAACTATCGTGTTGTAGATATTGAGGAAGGTCTGGTTAGTGTTGGTCGTGGAGGCTTAACAGTAGACGACATTAATGCGCTTCACTATACAGGTTTACCAGAAGGCGGTATGACATACGATCAACTAGGTCACGTTCGTTTCGCAACGATAGACGACTTAGTTCCGGTTCTTGATCGGGATATAGACACAAACGAAGTAATACAAGGAATGACAGTTCCTGTTTCTGATAACCCCGCTGTTGTTGATGCGATTACAGGAAAAACAGGTCGCGTCGTTAATGAAATACAGTTTGATTATCGAGATCAACTTAGAAACACAACAGATTATTTTGAGGCAGATGCAGAAGGTGTGTTAAAGAGACTAACTGAAAAACAAGACAGAGCTAGTCAGACATTTAATGACCTAACAAAAGAATATAACAAAATAGCCTCTGGTTTAAACACTGATGACTTGGGTGGTCTTACTCTAAACGATATAGTGGGATCAATTTCCAGTAAAGCGGCTAGACAGCAATCTGTCTTGGGGCTTGATTTTGATTTCTTGGACAGGTTTAATGTGACCGATGACGAGCTCCTCGAGTTTCGTAGATTGTATGGTTCTGATGCGGAATTAATTAGTGGCAGTGTAGAAGAAACAGTGCAGAACCTTGCGGGTATTCGCGCTGATTTTAATAACACAGATTATGATCTTGAGGTTGAGGAGGCTTTAGATGTCTTAGACAGTATAGGTTATATTGAAAAAAGTGTCCTTGAGGAAGGCGGTCTTGATATTCAAGTAACCGATAGATTTATAGGAAAAGACAATCCTCTTGATAGTGGGGCAGGTTATCTTTTTAATAACAAAATAACTCGCATGGGACCAGCCGATGACACTGATCCTATGGACATGCAAAAAGACTTTTTTGATATGGTCGCCAGGATGAGTGACGACGATATTTTTGAGGCTTCTGAAGAATTAGCACAAGCAATTTATGCGTCGAAAATGAGGCAAGACCCAAATATATCTGGAGCACCGTTCACAGCCAACAGTGTAAAGCTTAGTCTTCTTTCTGCTGAAGAAGAGAAAAAACTAGGGGCTATCAGAGACACTATTTCTACCGCGATGAAAGAGGTACAGAACTTAACTGAAGTAGGAAATGAGCAACTCATAGAAGTTGAGAACGCGATCAAAAATGCAATGCTCAAAGAGGCGAAGTTTACAAGTGTCTTATCTCCTACAGAAAAAGCGGATTACATAAGAACTGGAAAACCTTTTGCGGACGAGTATATCAAACAAGCTAATTTACGCCGCATAATAGACGAGTTTCAAAAAGCGGATAAGTTTACTGAAGGCAGTGATGCTCGTAAACAAATTATAGAAGGTGTGACTGATCCAGAACTTAAACAACTATTAATTGAAGCAAATTCTAGCGAGGATTCTCTAGAATCTGCTTTTGACATATTCGGAAAAATTAATAAATATAAGCAAAAGAAAACGGCTGAACTAGAGAACGCCCTTCAGGAGTTTGAGAAGTCAGACCCCAAAAACTACAAACTTTTCAGAGACGTTCAAAACAAAAAGAAAAGGATGCCGCCCGTTTTTGAAGACGAGAAAGACTTTTTTAAATTTGTTATTCATCAGCAAGTAAGAGACGCTTTTTCTCGTGGGGACTCTTTTGTTTCTATTCCTAGAGCCGAGGACATTGCAGGTCATCCTGGTAGACCTGGAGTCTATGTTGAAGACTACGAAAGAACATATACAGAGGCTGTTAATGAAGTATTCGATGAGCTTGTTGCAGAAAACCCAGATCTTTTAGTCAAAGACGAACTAAGAATAACATCTGCGAGTGATAAAGACGTTACTCGTCCAGAGAAAAAGGGCAAAAAAGAAATTAATCATCCTGGTTTAGCACAACGCGGGCTAACTGTTCCTAGTCTCATTTTGCTTGATGATACGCAACAAATTAAAAGTAGCTTCCGTGCTCCGTTTAAAAAAGGTGGTTTAGTTGAACTTCGTAAAGGCATTGGCGGAATGGCTCGAAAGGTGTTATAAAAAACTATGTCAGAATCAGATATTGAAAAACTAGGTGCGCTTGTAGCAAATTCTATGGGACCCGGAGGACCGGAAGGTCAGTCTTTAGAAATTGAATCCGAAGGAACTCCTGTTGAGTTGGAACAAGACTTAGAGGAAATGCTTGGTGTTGTCTTTGCTGAAGATGGTCAGGCATCATTTGTTATGCCCGGCGAAGAAGACACAATGTTGGAGCTTACTCATGACAGTAATTTAGCAGAAGATTTACCAGACGCTGTTTTGGACGAGCTTTCTTCTAACTGCTTACAAATGTTTGAGGATGACCAAGACTCACGAGACGAGTGGCAGTCTGCGCTATCTCGTGGTTTGGATTTACTTGGTATTCGTTACGAAGAACGTGACGCACCCTTCTCTGGTGCAAGTGGTGTGACACACCCGTTGATTTCTGAATCGGTGACACAGTTTCAGGCACAAGCTTACAAGGAACTTTTACCTGCAAGCGGTCCTGTTCGTACAAGTATTGTTGGACTTGAAACACCAGAAACAGTTGATCAGGCAAGTCGTGTAGAAAACTTCATGAACTATTATGTCATGGAGGTCATGGAAGAGTATGACCCCGACATGGATCAGATGTTGTTCTACCTTCCGTTGTCTGGTTCGACATTCAAAAAGATTTATTTTGATCACATCAAAGGTCGGGCTGTTTCTAAGTTTGTCCCCGCTGAAGATGTTGTTGTTCCGTATTCTGCGACAGACTTGAGAACCGCAGAGCGCATCACGCATGTAACAAAGATGACAGAGAACGACATCCGTCGTTTGCAGGTTTCTCGTATTTATCGTGATGTAGATTTACCTGGACCGGGAAGCTCTTACAAAAGCGACGAAGAACTACAGGAAAAGCGTGACGAGTTAGACGGTATGCGTCCGTCTTATTCTGATGATGTTTACACAATTCTAGAAATGCACACTCATCTTGACCTCGAAGGTTTCGAGGACATGGATGAAGAGGGCGAACCAACAGGTATAAAAATTCCATACACTGTTACCATTGAGCGTGACTCTGGCAAGGTTTTGTCTGTCTATCGTAATTACGAAGAAGATGACTCTGAAAAACGTGCGCTGCAACACTTTGTGCATTACAAGTTTTTACCGGGTTTAGGTTTCTATGGCTTTGGTTTGATCCACATGATTGGTGGTTTGTCCTATGCGGCGACATCTATCCTGCGTCAGTTGATTGATGCGGGCACGTTATCGAACTTACCTGCTGGTTTCAAAATGCGCGGTGTTCGTATCCGTAACGATGACGAGCCATTGCAACCTGGTGAGTTCAGAGACATAGACGCACCTAACGGAGATATTCGTAATGCAATTCAGACTTTGCCGTACAAAGAACCGAGTGGCACTCTCTCACAACTCTTGGGTGTTCTGGTCGATAGTGGTCGTCGCTATGCTACTGTTGCTGATACCGCTACGGGCGATATGAACTCACAGGCTCCGGTAGGCACGACAGTTGCTTTACTAGAGCGTGGCTCACGGGTGATGAGTGCAATACACAAACGTTTGCACTACGCACAACGTCAAGAGTTTAGACTTCTTACAAAGATTATTTCTGAGACTACGGAAGCATATCCGTATGCTTTATCTGTACCACCAGAGACGTTCAAAACAGATTTTGATGGTCGCATTGACATCCTACCTGTTTCTGATCCGAACATTTTCTCTATGGCACAGCGTCACGCTTTGGCACAAACACAACTACAGATGGCGGCGCAAAATCCAGAGTTGCACAATCTGCGTGAAGCGTATCGTCGTATGTATCAGGCTCTTGAGGTCAAGAACATTGATGCTCTGCTTCAGCCAGAACAACCGCCACAGCCTATGGACCCGGCGACAGAAATCTCGACAGCGTTTGCTGGTAAACCGTTTGAGGTATTCCCAGACCAAAACCAAGAGGCACATTTGTCCGCTTATGCAGCGGCACTTGTAAGTCCGGCTGTAATGGAAAACCCTGCTGTAAAAACCCTGTTAATGTCGAAAATGTTCCAGCGCATAGGGTTCTTGTCACAACTACAGGCGCAACAACAGGTTCAAGCGGCGTTACAGCAACAAGGCATTGATTTGATGCAAATGCAACAAATGGATCCGATGATGGCACAACAACTTCAGATGCAAATGCAACAGCAAATGATGCAACTCGCTCCGCAGATCAATGCACAACTTGTGCAGCAGTATTTACAACAAGTCTCGCCACAGCCGCAACCTGATCCGTTGGTCGGTATTAGACAGGCTGAAGTACAATTACAGGCGCAGGATAACCAACGCAAAGCACAGAAAGATGCGGTGGATGCACAGCTTGAACAGGCTAGGATTATGCAATCAGCGCAACAAGCGCAGGATAGATTAGCTACACAGCTTGAGATAGCTGGAGAGCGTAACGAGATCAACAGAGAGCGAATTGAAACGCAAGAAGATATTGCGGTTATGAAAGAACTCAACAAGAGGACTAACTAATGTTACAGGGACTTATTGGACCAATAGTGAATCTCGGCTCCACTTTCTTGAAAAACAGGGCTGAACAAGCGGCGGCGAAGCAGAAGCTCAAAGTTGCAAAGATTGAGGCGCAAACAAAGAAGGTCGAGCAAGATGGTGCGTGGGAGCTAGAACAGGCACGGGCAAGTCAGGACTCGTGGAAAGACGAATTATGGACCGTTTTCTTCGTCTTATTGCTATCAGCATGTTTCTATCCTCCTGCACAGCCATACATCGAAGACGGTTTTAGATTTTTGCGCGAGGACTTACCTGAGTGGTTAAGCTGGTCAATTATGGCTAGTATCGCTGCAAGTTTTGGTCTAAAGTCTATTGGACGGATAAAAGGATGAAAGCATGTTTTCTTTTCAACCTAATCAGATGATGGGTATTATGGGCGGTATGCCCCGAGGTGGTGTTATGCCTTTTCAACCACGTCGAACACCTTTTATGGGGGCACAGCCACAACCAATCAACCCGTCACAGTTTATGCGACCACAACCAATCAACCCGTCACAGTTTATGCGACCACAGCCGCAACCTGCTAGACCTAGTATGCTTGGTGGCATTGGTGGTATGTTTGGTAAACAGCCTTCCATGCAACCTGGTTTTAATCCTTTTGGTGCGAGTGGCGGGATTGCTGGCTTAATGAATCCTTTCTCACGATTCCCCAACATGGGCGTAGCAAGTCAACCAATCAACCCGTCACAGTTTATGCAACCACAGCCGCAACCTGCTATGAGAAGACCACCTATGCGACCACAGCCGCAACCTGCTATGAGAAGACCACCTATGCGACCACAACCTGTTGGAAACAATACGCCTTTTGCTGTTTTGCAAGGCAGTGCTGGCATAAGATAAGGATAAGACAATGAAGACACCGAAGACACCAGTAGAAAAATTACCAAACCCAGGATTAAAAGCTCTTTATC